GAAGATCAGTATAACATCAACAAAGAGGCTATCGATGGGCTCAGCACCCTAATGGCGGAGAAAAAGACTCTTGAGTCTGCACTTAGCTCCGCTCAGGTCAAGAAAAGAGATTTAGATAACGAGGCAAAATTCTTGTACAAGAAGCTTGGTTCGCTTGAGCAGAAGATAGAAAATCTCAGAGATCAGCAGGCGGAGCTTGTCAGACTCCAAGAGGAGTATTCTGCATATGATCTTTACCTTAAGTGCATGCACAGCAATGGGATTGCATATGACATCATTAAGAGCAAGCTACCGGTCATTAACGAAGAGATTTCTAAGTTCTTGATGAACATAGTTGATTTTGATGTATATTTTGAGGATGATGGGAAAAGGCTGAATATCCATATCCAGCACCCAAACCAAGACTCAAGGCCACTAGAAATGGGCTCGGGTGCTGAAAAGACCATTGCTGCAATGGCAATTAGACTAGCTATGCTCTCGGTCTCTAATTTACCCAAAGGCGATGTGTTCATTCTTGACGAGCCAGGGACAGCACTTGACGAAGAAAATATGGAAGGCTTCACAAGAATGCTTGACATGATTAAGTCTCACTTTAAGACTGTATTGCTTATCTCGCATCTTGAGGCTTTGAAAGATTGCGTTGATACCCAGCTTATGATAGAGAATAAAGAAGGATATGCTTTTGTAGAGTGCTAAACTAATTATTATAGTTAATTTGGAGGAATAATGACTATGGCAAAAGCATTTGTAGACAAGGGTTTAGAGAAGGTTCTTTCACGCAAGCTACTTGTGTGGGCAACGGCTACTGGTCTAGCCGCAGCTGGATTCTTGACGAGTGGAGACTGGGTTATCATCTCAGGACTTTATCTTGGAGGTCAGAGTGTTATTGACGCAATCGTTAAGCTCAAGGGGGCATAGTGTCTCCCTTTATAAGTTTTTTAACAAAACACTGGAAAGAATTATTAATTGGATTGTTGCTTTTAATCGTATCTGTCTCTTGGTACTATGACAGATCTTCTTTGGTCAAGAGCTTTGATAGCGCAACAGAAAGGTACGAGAAAGAGCTTTCAGTAATCAAAGATAGTCACGCTCGTGAAGCGAGGCTACAGAAAGAAATTATTGAGAAGTACCAAGCCAGAGTTAAAGAACTTGAGACTGTCTTTAGGGAAACACAGAGGGATCTAGAGGCTGCGAAAGATACTAGAGCGGAGGAAGTAGTCACCCTAAGAAGGGACAACCCTGAGCTACTGGCTAAGCAGCTAGAAAAAGCATTTGGGTTTGAATATGTTGAGTAAGGTTGCACAAATATTAAGTGTCACTTTAGTTCTGTGCAGCACGGCGGTTGCAGGGGATGGAAGCTTTGCTCTAGTTCCTAATGGCGGTCGTGTACCATTTCAAGCTACATGCTTCGATGACATTGCTACTGCAGAGCTTCTAACTTGGAGGGAGTTCCAAGAAAAAGAATTTGAAAACAGGCTGAAGTTTGAATTAGCTCTACAGGATGAGAAGTATACTCTGGAGTTGGACTCCTTGAAGATTAAGCTAAATGAGGCCGTCTTTAGATATGAGCAGCAAATCCTACTAAGAGACGAAGAAATAGAGTCCTTAAGGGGTATAATAAAGAAAGATAGAAAAGTAAATTTACCTTTAGTTATAGCTGGTAGTATCGCTGCTGGCATAGCTATAGGAGTGGGGACGGCATATGCGATTGATAAAGCTATTCAGTGAGCACCCAAGAAACGTAGGGATGTCATACCTTAGCCACTTTGTGCGTGCTCTGGTGTTTTCGTTCCTACTTACTTATGCTGCAGTCATCTGTTTGATACATGCAGTATTTCCATTTTTATTTGAGCATGATGCATCAAGCATAGTTTCTATGCTTAACAACGAAATGAGGGCACTATGAAGGATCCAAATAGGATTGCAAGGATAGAAAAGGCCATCGCGCAAAAGTATGGACAAGAGGCAATTGAAAATCCAAGAAAGTATTGGAACGACGAAAAAGAGGAATCCTACAAAGAGCAGCTTAAAAAGCTTGCAGAAAAGGAGCGATTCTTCGAAGAAAGCGAAGAGAAACATGAAGTCAATGGGATTTTAGTTTCTAAAAAACTAATTAATAGAGAATTCGTAAGGAGAGACTGTCCTGTTTGTGAAACTTTTTCTTTTAGTGTGAAGGATGATGCTTACATGAGTAAATACGATTGTTGCTACAATTGTTATATTCAGTGGGTTGATGGCAGAGAAGAAAGGTGGCTAACAGGCTGGCGTCCAACAAAGGGAGACAAATAATGGCAACCACTTTAGAAATCATCAGAGGGATCTCACAGGCAGCAGCTAATGCATATGACGGCGCTCACATGGAAAGCTACTCGTCTGATGGCAAGGCAAGAAAGGTTGGCCTTAAGCGCGAAGAGGGAAATCCGATTACAGATAAGCGGGTTATGGATGGTTTTGGTGTCTCTTTCCACGGACCAAAGCTAAAGATCTCCTACCATTCAGAGGTTATGCTCAAGGAGATTTATTCTACTCCTTTTGAGTCTAACGTAGAATCTATGATAAATGATATTGCCACATTTCTTAAGAAAGAGTACAAGGCAATCACAGGCGACTCCCTTACCCTAACGGCAGAGGGTGATGTTAACGTAATCGTTCAAAATACTTCAAGAGTTCGTACTTGGTGCCAGGCCCACAGGATGTACAATATTGGTACCATAAACGAGGTTGAAGAGGTAAAAGCTCCATCTGAAGACCGCATGGACGTTAAGTTCAGAACTTTCCTAGACAACGGTGGGTTTGCAGGCAAGAGACCAGAGAACGATTCTAGAAAGAAAGAGTAGGCCAACATGGCTTACCAGCTAACAAAGAAGGAAGTCTTAAGAGAGATTGTTAAGTCTGGTAAAGACCCGGCTTACTTTATCAATAACTATTGTAGGATCTCTCACCCTCTTGAGGGCTTAATTCCTTTTAAGACTTTCCCATATCAAGATGATATGTTGGTTAATTTCAACGATCATCGCTTCAACATCATACTAAAAGCCAGACAGCTGGGCCTATCGACAATCGTTGCGGCCTATGTTGTTTGGCTGCTGCTATTTCATCGGGACAAGAATGTTTTAGTTATGGCAACTAAGTTTGCAACAGCAACAAACTTGGTTAAGAAAGTAAAGAATATTATGAAGAACTTACCGGACTGGATACGGATTGCTGAAATTAAAATCGATAACCGTTCTTCTTTTGAGCTAAGTAACGGCTCACAAATCAAAGCAGCGTCCACGTCTGGTGATGCTGGACGTTCAGAGGCACTCTCTCTTTTGGTTCTGGACGAGGCCGCCCACATTGATGGGTTAGGCGACTTGTGGACGGGCTTGTATCCTACTCTGTCAACTGGTGGTCGGTGTATTGCCTTGAGTACTCCAAATGGTATTGGTAACTGGTTTCATAAAACATATATCGATGCTGAAGCTGGAGAGAACGACTTCTTCCCCTCCAACCTACCGTGGGACGTTCATCCGGAGCGAGATCTTAGATGGTTTGAAAAAGAAACAAGAAACATGTCAAGACGGCAGATCGCACAGGAGCTTGAATGCAACTTCAACACATCTGGCGAAACTGTAATACATCCTGATGATATCGCGGTTGTAAAGGAAACTGTTAAGGAGCCAACTTACAGAACGGGCTTTGACAGAAACTATTGGATTTGGGAGAGGTACATAAGTGGTGAGAATTACTTACTTGTAGCAGACGTAGCTAGAGGTGACGGCAAAGACAGTTCTGCTTTTCATGTATTTAAAATCTCTACAATGGAACAGGTAGCCGAGTATCAAGGGAAGCCAAGTCTTGATATGTATGCCAGCATCTTAGACCAGGTTGGGAAAGAATATGGTAATGCTCTGTTGGTAGTTGAAAACATTGGTATTGGAATTTCCGTACTTGAGAAGCTTGAGTTGCTTGGGTATACAAATATATACTACTCCCTGAAAGGGACGCACGAATACATTGAGCAAGAAGTGGCTTATACAAATAGCAGTTCTGTACCAGGTTTCTCCACGACTGTTAAGACTAGGCCGTTAGTTGTAGCTAAAATGGAAGAGTTTATAAGAAATAAACTAGTTATTATACGTTCGAATCGCCTATGTAACGAAATGGAGACTTTTATCTGGAACAATGGAAAGCCACAGGCAATGAGGGGTTACAACGATGACCTTATCATGTCTTTGGCGATTGGTTGCTGGGTCAGAGACACAGCCTTGACAGCCAACAAGAGAGAGATGGAGTATCGAGAAGCCTTTTTCAGTTCTCTAGTTTCTACAAATAAAAAACTTGACACAAGCATACCTGGCATGTTAGGACATAATAGTTTTGACAATAGAAAGAAAGCGGCACTACAACAGCAAGAACAGTACATCTGGTTAATGAAGGGGTAATAAATGGCTGACGAAGACAAGAGAAATCCTAGAAATCCTGCATCTGATATATACAAGAGACTAACAAAGTTATTCTCTGGCCCTATAGTCAGCCGTAGAACACAAACAGGCCGCAGAATACGCAAGCAACAGCTTGATAAGTACGGACATATGTTTAAGTCTGCCTCTGGGCAGGAATTTAAGAGGTCTCACTATAACCCATTTGAGTCCATGAACTCAAACTACATGGCTAACCAGAACAGAACTGAGAGATATGTTGACTCTGACCAGATGGAGTACACACCAGAGATTGCCTCCGCACTAGATATATACGCTGATGAAATGACGACATCTTCTCCGTTAGCCCAGATGTTGCAGATTAAGTGCCCGAATGAAGAAATCAGAGCTATCCTAGACACCCTGTACAATGACGTACTAAATGTTAAGTTTAACCTTTTTGGCTGGGCTCGCACAATGTGCAAGTATGGAGACTTCTTTCTCTATCTAGACGTTGACGAGACATACGGTGTCCGTCATGCAATTGGTCTGCCGCCAAATGAGATTGAAAGACTTGAGGGTGAGGACAAAACAAATCCAAACTACATCCAGTTCCAGTGGAACGCTGCAGGCATGACTTTCGAGAACTGGCAGATGGCACACTTCCGTATCCTTGGGAACGACAAGTACCACCCATACGGAACTTCAGTCCTAGAGCCAGCACGCCGTATTTGGCGTCAGCTTACACTTATGGAAGACGCTATGATGGCGTATCGGATTGTCAGGGCACCAGCTAGAAAGGCATTCTACGTTGACGTTGGTAACATCCCGCCGCAAGACGTTGAACAATACATGCAGAGAGTCATCACTGCGATGAAGAGAAACCAGGTCGTCAACCAAGACACTGGTCGTGTTGACTTGCGCTATAACCCAACGAGCATCGAAGAAGACTATTACATCCCTGTTCGTGGTGGCACAAAGTTTGCCTCTATTGAAAACATAGGTGGCCAAGAGAGAAATCATGATATTGATGATGTTAAGTATTTAAGAGACAAGCTTTTCTCTGCTATTAAGATCCCTGCTTCGTACCTAACTCAAGGAGAGGGCGGCACTGAAGACAAGACAACCTTGGCGATGAAAGACGTTCGTTTCGCCAGAACAGTGCAACGACTTCAGAGGCCACTACTCTCCGAACTTGAAAAGATTGGCATAGTTCACCTACATACTTTAG